GTGGCGTCGATGTCGCATTTGCACTTGAGCAGTTCATCCCACTTGGCGACTCCTCCGTTCGAGTCACGCACGATGCCCACCGCCCCGCCCACCCAGTGGTTCACGCCGAAGGGATCATTGCGTTGCAGCAGTCGAGGATCGCTGCGCTGATGCCAGCCGAACAGCCGGGCTCCGGCACCGCGTGCGCAGAAGGCTGCGTTCATGAGCATCGCCATGGTTTCATCGGGCGAGAGCTTGCGGCAGCGCAGACTAACCATGCAGACACAGGCGGTGATGTCGTCATCGAGCATGATAATGGCGTCCTCCTTGAACTGCTTGATGATCCAGTTGCGCAGTGACGAGATGCCCATCACCTCATCAGGCACCGTCTGCTTCGTCAGTGGGATGTGCTGATACTGTGCGAGTTCGCCTTCCGGCACGAGCAGGGTCGCGCTCGGGAACAGTTTGTGGCTGGTCATCGTTCGGGCGCGACTGCGGCTCAGGATCACCAGGCGCAGGCTGAGGGGTTGCAGTTCCGGCCAGAGCGGCCCGTTTGCAGAGTTCGAGGAGTCGTCTTCCATGGAGCACGCGGCCAACGCCGATTTTCTTGGTGGTTCGGGTGATGCTGTAATTGACCTCGCGCACACCCATCAATTGCAGTGCCTGCATCCAGTCGCGCAGATCGTGAAACATGAACACGAGGTAGTCGTGGTGCTCGAAAGCCTGGCATTCCATGCGCGGGATGGTTTCCAGTTCATCGGCCGCATCCTCGTCCTCGAACAGCTTGCGAATCTCGTCTTCCATGAACCCAGTGAGTTCGAGATCGAAGGTCGGATCGCAGTCTTGGATGGTCTTCAAGAGGCGCTTCAATTCATCTTCATCAAGCTCGGCGAGTTCGGCCAGGCGGTTGTCCGCGAGCAGATCGGCGAGTTCCTCGGCTTCACTCGTATAGTCCTGCGCATCCACTGGCACGGCCTCGCAGCCAATCAAGAGCGCGGCCTCCAGCCGGCCATGACCGCGCACGATCATACCGCTGCGATTGCTGACGGTGATGGGATTGCGCCAGCCCTGCTCCTGAATGATCGACGCCAGCAACTGGATCTGATGGGCGCTGTGCTGGTTCGGATTGCCCGGATTGGGCTTCAACGTGTTCGGGTCCACCAGTTTGGTGTGGGCGCAGTAAATGGGAATGCTCACGCTGCTGGTGGAGTGTCAACGCGGTTGACGCCTTCACCCCGCCATGCGTGACTTGCGTATGGCGATGAAGCTGCCCAAAGGCGTGACCCCGAAGAAGTTTGCCCGTGCTCTCAAGGAGTGGCGCGAGCGCAAGGAGTTCAGCCAGCGTGATGCCGCCGAGTATTTGGAAATCAGCAAGCGCACCCTGGAGAACTGGGAGCAGGAGCGTGCAACACCGCGAGGCTATGCCGTGGTCGTGCTGATGAAGTTGATTGCTCCGAAGAAGCCATGAGTTCAGCAGCAACAGGGATTGTTTGCGAGAACGTGCCTGTGGCCAAGCTCGCCTGGGCCACTGACTGGCACCTGAACTTTCTCAAGCCTGCCGCGCTGCGAAGGTTCATGGCAGACTTGGCGGACATTGACGCCGATGCCCTCGCTCTTTGTGGTGACATCTCCGACGGTCCGCGACTTCAGGAACATTTCTCGCTGCTGGCTTCGAGCTTCGACAAGCCGCTGTTCTTTGTGCTGGGCAATCACGACCGCTATCACAGCTCTTTCGCCGAGGCTGAAAAAGCAGTGGCTGAGATCACCGGGATTCATCGCCATCTGTATCGCTTGCAGGGAGAGAAGATTTTCCAACTCTCTGCGAACACCGCACTGGTGGGAGTGGATGGCTGGGCGGACGGCCTTGCCGGTGCTGGCAACCACTCAAGCATCCGCCTGAACGATGCCATCATGATTCGTGATCTTGCCGTTTTGCCGCCATCGCTTCAGTGGCTCAAAATGAAGGAACTGGCAGAGGGCTTTACACAAGCCGCAGCGAAAGCACTGGACCAGGCTCTAGCGGGTTTTGAACACGTCATTTTCATCACCCATGTTCCTCCGTTCCCAGAGGCTGCGTGGCATGAAGGACGGATGTCGGAACCCGAGTTCTTGCCGCATTTTTCCAATCCGACCTTGGGCACCATGCTTCGTGCCGCCTGCGCCAGATGGCCTGATAAACAGCTCACCGTTCTCTGCGGCCACACTCACGGCGAAGGCGTGTATCAGGAAGGGAACCTGAAGGTGATCACAAGTGGGGCCGAATACGGTGCGCCTGCTATTACAGACGTTTTCAAGGTCGGGTGAGTTGACTCCGCAACCAGCGGAGCATGGACATTCATCTTCCGCCGGACGTTGCTCGCAAGCTGCTCAACAAGGACTTGGCCAACCTGGTCAAGCGTGTGCAGCACGGCGGCAAGCTGAGCCGCAACGAGCGTTCGATGTTGCAGAACCTTGCCACTGCTTCCGGCGAGAACGCAGGGCCAACGCATGTGCCCAACATGGTGGAGCTTGCTGCCGTGCTCGGTGTGTCACGGCAATCACTCAACCAGTGGAAGAAACGCAAAGACGCGCCCAAGCCCGCCGCCAACGGCCTGCACGAAGTCGCTCAGTGGCGTGAGTTCATGAAGCGCCATGACCTCAAAGGCTCCACCACTGTGGTGGACGAGGAAACCGCCCTGCGTGCCCGCAAGCTGCTGGCCGAGGTGGAAGAACGTGAGCTCAAGGTGGCTGTGCGCAAAGGCCAGTATGTCAGCATCGAAGAAGTCCGGCTGGAGTGGACGTCACTGGTGGGCAAGGCCACGGCTTTGTTGCGCAACAAGTTCGAGAATGAACTGCCACCGATCCTGTCCGGTCTCGATGCCACCGCTATTCAGGAGGAGTGCCGCAAAGCCATCGACGAGGTGCTGAGGACGCTGCACCAGGGGCATGCGTGAGGTGCTGCACCAGATCTGGCGCGACGCATGGCGGCCACCCGATCGTCGGCCTCCATGGGCGTGGGCGGAGGAGCATGTGCATTCCATTCCTTATTCTCCGGTGCCGGGCAGGTTTCGTGCGGATAACTCACCCTGGCTCAAGGAACCGCTCGAAGCACTGGTCGATCCCAAGGTTCGCATCGTCGCCATCCTCGCCTCGATCCAGTCGAGCAAGACCACCATTGGCGAGATTGGTCTGTGCTACATCATCGCCAACCTGCCGGGTCCAACACTCTGGCTTGATCAAACCGATGACGATGCCAAGGATCAGGCCGAGAGCCGCCTGGGCCGCGTCTTTGATGAATGCCCCGCCGTGCAGGCACTCTACCCGCGCAACCGGCACAAGCTCAAAACTGCGACGAAGCACTTCTCCAATGGCATGACCTTGTGGGTGCTGGGTGCTCACAACAAGACCAACCTGCAACGCCGCTCGATCCGATGGCTGATCGGCGACGAAACCTGGCGCTGGCCCACCGGGCACATGGCAGAAGCTGAGGCCCGCGTCACTGCCTTCGGCTGGCTGGGCAAGTGCCTGTTCATGTCACAGGGCGGTGAAGAGAACGACGACACCCATCGGAAGTTCGAGACCACCGACATGCGCGAGTGGACCTTTGAATGTCCGCACTGTTGCGCGCGACAGCCCTACAAGTGGGACAACGTGGAGTGGAGCAAGGACGCCCGCGACGAAATGGGTGAATGGAACTTCGCTCGTGTGCGCGAAACCGCCTCACTCAAATGCGAAGGCTGTGGCCATCACTTCGAGGACAGCGACCGCACTCGCCGTCTGCTCAACGCCGAAGGCCGCTATGTGCGCACCAACCTGCACGCCTCGACCGAGAACGTCGGGTTCCACTGGAACGCCTTGTGCGCGATGAGTTGGGGTCGACTCGCGGAGTTGTATCTGCGCGCCAAGGCAACGGCGAAGAAGGGCGATCTGGAGCCGCTGCGGCAGTTCTACCAGAAGCGGCTTGCCTTGCCCTGGCTTGACTACGTGGAGGATTTCAAACTGGAGATCACGCCCAGTGGCTACCGGCTCGGTGAAACCTGGGACGATGAAGCCGCTCTGGATCGTCAGGGCCGGATCATCGAATCACCAGGTGAAGGGGAGGCAGTCGCAGCACCACTGCGTTTCCTCACGGTGGACTGCCAGATGGATCACTTCTTCGTGGTGGCACGCGGTTGGTCGGCGGAGGGTTCCTCACGACTGCTGTGGAACGAACGGGTGCCAACCTGGGATGAAGTCATTACCGTGCAGGAACGGTTCTCGATCCACGCAGGCTTGGTATTTGTGGATGCCGGCCATGCAACGTATGAGGTCTATCGCGAGTGTGCGCGGCGTGGCTGGATTGCATTGATGGGCGACAAACGACCCACCTATGTTCACCGGCTCAAGGATGGCCGCAGCGTGCATCGGTTC